ACTGGACTTAATGCGATTCGTCTGATTAAACGCTCCGAATGAATTCCCATTGTAAATATGTACATATAAGTCTCCATATGGAATCATGAGCTATCAGCCGGTCGCGAGACTTCAACAACGGAAAGAACACCTTGTATTCGTCCAACTCTAACAGCTCAAAGAACTTGTAAAGGATGTAAGAATAACTCAAGAAGTTCGTGCGGTCGTTCGGGCAGTAAAGCAGAAAAGGAGCTTGAATATCTTGAAACATGGCTCGTATTTTCTCTTCAATTTCGGGGGTAATGGTGGGAGGTGGATTTCCATTGAGTCGAGAGAGGATGTGGGCCCTGTGCTCATAATATTTAGAACGATTGAGTTTCTTCAAAATATGGCGTATATCCTCTTCCGTTAAATCTGCAATGTTGTGGATTCGACGCTTGCGGAGTTCCATGATGACCTCGTTCATCACATCTTCTGGAATGATGGTAGATTCCTTGGCTTGAAACTGGTTCAAGATTTCATTGAGATGGTTAATCTTCTTATACGCATAGTTGTTGCGTTCCTTCGGTGGGTCACGGAAACTGGGGAAGTCTGAAACGACTAACGCATACTCTTCGGAACCACACCGAGGACAGACCAAAATACCTTCTGAACTGATTTCTTCACGAGCCACATTGCATTGGACACAATGTTCCGTCAATAACTGAACAACCTCGGGACCACTGGACAACTTCATGCGTTGAACATACTCGTCAAACATCTGCTTGCGGGATAAACCACTCTCGGATGGAACCGACGCACTGAAAAACTTGAGAAAGGTATTGGCATCCTTGGACTGCAAAATGGGTGCATTCACAGAAGTATCTTGCTTCTTGTAGTATTCGTCCAGTAAGTCCATGTTTTTCAAGTAATACTCTTCGACAGGCTGTGCGTGTTCCAACTCATCTTGTATTTCACGAATGCGGTCTTGCAGATGGTTTGCCTTCACAATGTCGTTAATGTCATTCGTAGAACACAGGCGAGATATTTCCGTTTGTAAATCGTGTAACTCGTCCCTCAGGCTCTCCTGCTTGATTTTGGAGTCCTTGAGCGTTTGCACGATTCCCTGGTGTAAAGAATCGAGAGTACCGGTCGCGATAGACGTAGTGGGGCTGTCCCGCATTTTCCGAATCTTGAATACGTCCATTTACAAACTCTTTCACTTGGTTCATGAAGACTTGATTTTGAAGAATGCAGGGTCGTTGGCGACGCACCGAAGAGACTAATGTGTTAAAGTCCATCCCTAAGTTCTTAGTTGCATAGGCAAGTGCAAGAGACGCAGAGCGATTCATACCCGCTTGGCAATGGACATAGACCACACCTGTTCCCTCTCGTAAAAAATGCTGCAATGTAACTTCAAACTCAGGATACCAGTCTAGAATATTTGTCTGTAAGGAATCGATTGCGTTCAAGACCTTATATTTGGTCGGAAAGCTGTTTCTCCACCATCGAGGTGAAAAATCATCAAAGGCACAGTTGATGACATGGGTAATGCCGTATTTCTCAACAAAGGCTGTAGTCAAAAACGCTCCAGGTCCGACTAGGATGCGAGGATGAAAGAATGCAGGAGGTTCTCTCAGGTATGTCGGTGAGAAGAGAAGAGAGAGTAAGGACATTATGTTATTCTATTTTCTTATTTGTAAGCATGTGTTACAGTGCAGAAGTATCGTTCGGTACATGGTTCTTTGGAATCATGTGCTCTATCCTTTTATATCAGCAGGGTAAACCATTCTACTTTCCGTTCGCTATATCTCAGATGCAGCTTATCGAAGGACTTCGTTGGATAGATGCAGTGGATGAACGCATTCTCTCGGTTCTAGGAAAGCTATCATTGATTTCTCAACCTGCAGCACTTTTTTATGAAGGGAAAAAGTATTCCTTTATCATTCCATATCTTGTTATCCAAGCCATTAACGAACTCTTGTATGGGTCGCGTGACCTTCGTTTTATACTCGCAAAGGATGGACATTTCAGTTGGATGTGGAACTTTGACTACATAACATCCCTTCCGTATTGGATAGCTTTGGCTATCGGCGCTTACTTTGCATTGAAGACTGAAGTTGTAGTAGGTCTACTCGCACTTTTGGCTTATTTTTATGCAAATCATCATCAGTATAGCACATTTGGTTCGCTATGGTGTGTATGGTCAAACTTCTTATGGGTCTACTACATGTTGCGTTAATGTTCGCAACCAGGTACACCTCCACCGGCTACACCGCACCAGCCAGAGGTGAGTCCTCGTGCTTTACGGCACGGACAAGGTGGATTCAAAGCAGTATTCCATCCAAGTTTGGCAATGTTCTCCATGGTTCGCATCATCCATCCATAGGAAGTTCCACTGTGTCCAGTATACTTCAAAGCTGCATTGATACGGTCAAGATTTGGATGGCTTGAAAACACGAAACCTTTGTCTGGAGTATAGTTCTTCATCCAGTCCCAAAGGTCACAGGCTGTAATTGCCTGATAGGCATCTGCTAACATTTCGCGTTCGAGTTTAGAATAGTGAAGTGGGAAGTTCTGCATTGTGAAAAGGGGGGGAAGGTCTAGGTCACTGACCCCAATCAATCCGTTTTTATCCTAAAATACTTGACAGGAATCCATTCAGAAGGTGTGCAATCACAACTGCACCAACTCCCAAGACACCTGCACCAGTCCAGCTGACAACTCCTGAACCTGTGTATGCGTTGGGAACATATTGAAGAAGCAGGTTACGAGGAATGGATAACGAAATGATGACAGCGGCAAGGAAGAAAGAAATGTACAGGCTGGCTGAAGAAGCCATCCAGCGCATCGCAGGTAATGTGGGTTTGAAGGAAGGAGCCATGGTCGAGTAACCGGGTGCTTGGTTACTGGGCATTGGCATGATAGGAGGCTGTGATTGCGGTCCTTGGGGATTCAAGAGAGCATCGAGAGAAGTAGAATCGTCCATTGTTTATTCATTAGACGTGTTTTCACAAGTTGCGTCTTCCACGCGGTATCGGTAGCATTTACCGTCGGACTTGACGACCTTGTCCACAGCATCCTTCACAGGAAGTCCCAATGTGAGCACAGTGGAATAGTTGCGGTGAAAGAGGATTGCGGCAAGTCCGAGTCCAATGATGAATGAAAAGAAAGGAGAGGCTCGTTCAATGACTTGGGCGAAGTGAATCATTGTTTCTTACTGAGACTTGCGAGTAGATTCAATGAATCTGGCTCGGACACACATGGCACTTCCACTGCATCGAAGCGAACACACCCCGAGTCTGTATGATAGATACTTGAATCGTTTGGTTGAGGAATGGAGACCTTCTTTCGGGTAGGAGGAATCAAAACGGTTGAAATCAACAATCCTATAATCAACCCCGCAATGAGCCATTTGAGCTGAATCATTCCTTTACCATGTTCGCCATAAATGCTTTGAGTCCATAGTATCCTAAAATGACGAGAAATCCTGTGCCTGGAAACATGACAGAAGCCGCTGCACCTGCGTATCCAACAATTCGGTAGTAATCCTTTCCAGTGTCTACAGCTTCACGCATAAACACTGCATAGACAGCTACAATTCCAAATACATAAATGAAGGTACTCAATACAATCGTAAGTAACGCAATAGCTCTGCTCTGGAACTGTGAAGGAGTGGGAAGTGCTAGAATCTTATCTTTATCCGACACCTTGTCTCCCAAAATGTTTTCAAGTCTGAATGTCTGTCCTGAAGGTGTAATCAGGGTTCTTCGTCTACCATTCTCTACAATATTGACCGTCAATCGTTCCCCTTTAATCGCAGCGGTTGAAAGGTCTTCGGTCTCCTTTTGTTTTAAGCGTTCCTGTGAGAGTTGAAGTCTCGTTGCTTCCAAACACTTTTGGTCTGCTTCACCTCCACATCCCCTCACAGCTTGGTCACGAATACTTTTTTCATCCTTTGCATCCAACGTCGTTTCAGGAGCTGCTTCAAAGGTAGGTTTAAGTTGACTATTCGAAGTCACATCCAACACACCTGCAGTGATTTTCTTTGCTAAACTCTTTGTGATGTTTGCAAAGCTCTTTTCGTCGCCGTAATAGGCGGATTCCAAGTAGACACCACTCATTATTATGATGCGAATACAAGATTGCCCAAGCCCGATACGATACGGAAGAAGTTGATAGACTCTACATAGACTCCAACATTGTAGGTGAAGGTAAATAGGATGTTATCATTGTTCTGAACCACGGTTGTAATCGTTCCAGGAGGATACAAGAGTTTTCCTGTTTTAGGGTCTGTTAAATTCACATTGGCTGCTGGAATCACAGTTGGATTTGGACTGAACAAAGTTGAAGTTAAGACGCAGACGGTAGTGGATGTCGAACCACTCGAATTAACAGACAATGGAAGAGGTTGTTGAAGTGTCAATCGTAGAATGACTTTATTGAACATACTTCCGTTCGCAGCACCTGACGGTTGATAAGAGGTGTTGTCTAACGCAAACGAATACATGTAGACACCAGGTAGTTCAGTAGTTTCACCTGTGGTGTGTCGATACATCTGCAACAACGAAAAGAATGGAAGAGGTTTGGGTTGAATACGCTCCTTTCCATCAAACAGAATGACTCCATCGGTCATTGAATCACGAGGATAGACTGAAGTCACTTGCTGTTGACCTGAGGAATACAACCCTGTATCGACATCGGTACTAATCGCAGACCAAGGTGCGCGATTCACAGTCGTCCAGTTTGTGTAGTTATCCCAATCGTTGAGTAAAATTCGGTCTGAGCGTTGAGAGGAGAACACAATACGTGTGACCAAGTTGAACATAGGAATTTCTAAATCAGTGTTTCCACCAAACTGTCCTTCCTTATTGACATACTTGACAGTCTTGACCAAAAAGGATTGGTCTGCACGAGCTAATTGGTTCATTTCCATTTCAGTCAAATAGATGAAGTTTCCTTCAATATAGGGGTCAGGAAACCAAGTTGTGAGTGTAGTATTACTAGGAAGTCCTGTGGACAACGGTGGGCT